TTCTCTCGCTACATCCGTGAGAAACGGTTGATCTAAACTTACGATACTCTCATTGAGGTTAAAAAATTCTTCTCCGAAAACACCGTATTTAGTAACACCTGTAAGTAAGTTTTTGACAGTATTATTATACTTATCTTCTTCAAATAACTTATTACATTTTTCAATAACATATTCAATACCTAGTGGGGTGTCTTTCAATTCAGGGAATAACTTAACGAACTTCTTAATGCCCATGTTTTTAATCCCCGCAATATTGTCCGATCTATCCCCACAAACTATTTTAACGATTTTAACGTTCTGTATGTGTATTTCTTGGTGTTCGTATAGTATTATATCATTTTGACCGTAAAGTTTCCTGTGTGAAGGGTTATATACCTTAGTGGTGTCAGAAACTAACTGTGCTAGGTCCCCATCCGAAGAATAGACTATTGTGTTTTCGTTTGATTGTTGAGAGTAGTATGCGATACAGTCGTCTGTCTCACAAAATTCAAACTCACCTTGCCTTACGTATAATTCTTCTAAGTATTGTTGGATTCTTCTTCTTTGTCTTGTGTATGACTCTTTTTCTTTGTCGGTACGAATTCGTTGTCTTCTATTCTCTTTGTATCTATGATACATTTTTCTTCTTGTCGCGGATCCATCTTCTCCGTCCCAAAAGACAACTATTTTGTCTAACCTATAAAGTTCAAATGATTTTCTTAAAGTATTAATGAAATGATATATACCACCAATATGATCACCCTTATAGAAGTAATTTTTTACTCCATAAAATCCGATTGTAAGTAAGTTATCTCCGTCTACTAATAATACTGACATTTTTACCTTTTATAGGTTCAACAATTCTATACCTCCTCTTTGATGTCGAAGTCACCCTCGATACCCAATTGGTCTTTCCAAAACTCTGCGTGTTCGTTTTTGTATCCCTCTAAGGATTTCTTTTCCTCAGTAGAATCTTTTCCACTTAGAAACCCGTGTGCGGTCACAATGATTCTACCATCTTCATATCCAAGACCATTTACATGGTTTTTCATGATAGAAATCTTCGTTCTTGTTGCGAATTTTACCTTTCTCTTGTCTTTAACTGCAGAGATAGGGTTAGTACCCGCATTTTTCTGATTACCAAACCTAAATACAAGTGTGGAGTTTAACCATATTGATTCACCACCCTTTGCCTTAATTTTTGGTTGACTAAATGGGTTATCAGGAAGTTCAACCCATGGTTGATTAACAATAACAAGTGTATTTGTATATTCTGAATCAACTCGTCTTGAACCTGAAATTCTCTGATTTAATCCCATACCGATTTTATCGGCTAACGTCGATGCATTATGTTGTTTACCCCCTTTACCATCAAATGTCATTTTACATGGTACGGACCCAACCGAATCCCACAAGAATAGTAAATCATATTCTAATTCACCTTTCTTCTGAGCGTCTAATAATTCATTTATGTAATCAGTAATTTGTTCTATATATTGAAATTCATTATTGAATAAGAAAAATCCATCGTATTCAATTTCTCCTGTTTCTTCATCAACTGTTTCTTCAATATCAAGACCCATTAATTTTGCGTGTGGAAAATCCCACTTCTGTTCTGTAATTACAAAAACAGGGAGTACCCCTTTCTTCTGTGCGTCGACTGCGGTTTTAACAAGTGCCGTTGTTTTACCTGTATCTGAGTGTCCTAAAAACATATTAATATGTCCCATGGACGGACCTGGTAATCCTGTAGCATCTAAAAACGCATCACCTAAATCAAAAAACTTATCAGACTTAAACTTCGCCTGTTTAGAGAACTTTGATTTGATACTTTTAAAATCTTTTTTCTTAATTGCCATATTCTTTTTTAAAATGGACCCACCCATAGGGACCGACTAATCGGTTTTTCTTACTCCACCAGATGTTTCCATCAATAATTGTTTTGGGTGGGTCCGTGTTAATTAAAATGGTAGGTTGTCGTCTACATTTGTTGTTGATTGTGGATCTTCCACTTCTACCTTAGGTGTCATTGATGATCCTCCAAATGTTTCCTCACCACCCATAGAAGATATAAACTTCTTAGCGTCTTTATCCCAAACAGGGTTTTCACCTGATGCTACCAATTGTAAGTACTCAAGAGGTTTAACAGAGTAAACATCTCTCCATGTTTGTGGGTCATTAACCCATGCGTTACTTACTTCAGGGTCAGTATGTAATGCTGATTTATCTTCCTGAATAATAGAATTAATAGTTGTGTATTCTCTACCATTGTTCGCCTTTGTAACTGCCAATGATAAGATTAGGTCTCTACCTTCTACAACATCAGTGATGTCCCCTTTACTTCTAATGATAGGAATGATTTTATCTAAATTACCATCACCTTTGTAGTTATGTTTAAATCTCCAAAATTTTGGACCATCTTGTTCGTTTTCTCTATCGATAACTTTAACTATGTAGAATTTTTTTGCTCTATAGTTTCTCGCCAAGATTTTGTCATCCTCACTTCCTGTGGCCAATAAACTTTCTCTAACCTCATTTAAAGGAGATATATCACCATCTTGAGACGGATCATAAAGTTTTAACCATTTTCCATCTACTTGTACTTCATGGAATGCTATTTCTTGGAACGGACTTGTACCGTCAGTTGTTGGGAGAATTCTAATTCTCTTTTGTCCTGATTGTGTCCCTTTAGGAAGAATAGTGGTGAAGTACTTTTTAAGTCTTTCCTCACTGGAAATTCTGTTGCCGCCTGCGGCTGGTTGCGTGTTTTTCTCATACTGAGAAATAATTGCGTCGATTGAACTCATAATTTTTAAATTTTAATTTATTAATGTTATATAAAAAAGATACACAAAAAAAGTTCAAGAGTCAACCCCTTGAACTTTATTAATTTTTTTATATGTAGTATTTTTTACTTAAGTGTCAGTAAATAAGATAGTTTGTTGATCTGAGCCAACATTTCGTCTTTAATATTAAGTAGATCTGTGTCTTTCGGATTTATTTCCATTTGTTGTAAACTACTCCTCACAGTCTTGATCATTCCAAGTACGTCAACATCAGAAAGGTTTTGAATAGATATGTGTGTTTCTTCTTCCTCTAATCTAAATCTACCGTAGATACCCATCGCAATTTCGACAAAATTATCTATAAGACCATCTAACACATTATAAGTCTCTCCAAAAGATATGTGTTTTGCGTGACTCTTAGTTTGCCAATGTAGTACTTTAAGTTGTGATTGTACTTCAAGAAAAAATTTTACATTACCACTCAACCTCATTTTCATCAGGTTTTTCTTGGTTAAATGAATCTCTCATTTCTCCTGGGTTATAATCCGCCACATCTTGTTTGGTTATGACGTATTCATTTTTACCACTCGCTTTCATATCAAGTTGTTTCTGTGAGAAAAACTCAGAAGGATTCTGATTAAATGGGTATGAATCCAACGACCTCATCTCAAGTCTTTCCTGAGGTGTAGGTTCTTTCATGTTCTCAACCTTAGATTCTAAACCATCTATTTTGGTTATTACGTTATCCATTTGAGATAATTTACTCTCTAAATCATCTAATTTAGAAAAAAGGTCACCCATCTTGCTCATAACTTGGTCATTATCACTTTTAGACGAATCTAAATCGTTTTTAATGTTTTGAGTCATGTTAACAAGATCTGTAATATCTACCTCCTCTACGTCTGGTTCGATACCACCGTCTACTGGTTCCTCCGCAGGAATATCATCTACAGGGGCATCACCAACAGGTTCTTCCACAGGAATGTCATCTACAGGTTCCTCTGCAGGAATATCATCTATAGGTTCTTCTTGTTCTTGCATTAAATTTTTACCGTACTTATTAATACTACGGTATCTCATTAATTCTTCGTGTAGTTGTTTTTCTAAATTCATCTTTTAATCTCTTAATAATTGTCTACCGTCTTCGGTAATATATTTTTTATTAATTCTTTCTACAAGACCATCTTTACTTTTAATAGTGTAACATTCACCAGTGTTCATGTCACAAACTTCTTGTTCCGTTCCTTCCTCATTGAGGTTCTTAACCGTCTTGTTTTTTAAAAAACCGTCAATTGCGGATCCTATTTTGATATTGCTCATAATATTCTTTTTATTATAAATATCAAGTTTTTACTAATTGTCCTCTTTATAGGATATTAAAATAAATAACGTCACCTTCTTGAAGTTTTAAATCCTTCATTAGTTGTTTAGATAGTGCAATTCCACTGTATAATACACCATCACCAATATTCAATTTAGAACCCCCCTGATCTGCGGGTCCTGTTATTTGTCTTGTGGCTCCTCCAGAATTGTCTAACACGGATGAACTTTCAATGGTTTTTCTTCTACCATTTTTTGGATTAAAGAATTCTGTGGACGCAGAAGTAAGTAAATAATCTGACACTTGTGACGGTGTTGTATTGTTTTTCTTTGTCATGTATGGAGAATAAAAGTTCAATCTATAGAAATAATTACTAGATTGGTTTATCTCAGTGAATGGAACTTTACTAGGGTTAACGGTTATTGATGACGATACCTGTGTGGGTAAGGACATGTTTAGGTTAGTTGGTCCATCGAATTTAGTAACGATACTTCTAAAATAAGTCTTATTCTTATATCTTACTTTCTGTATTGACAGGATGTTTTTATAACCATTGTATGGTACCCCCAAATTAGTTACACCAGATTCTTTAATTAGTTCTTCTCCCTCTATAATATTATTACCTCTATCGGTCTTAAAATTACCTTCAGATGTTGATATGATTTCCGTAGTGTCGGTTTGATTTAGTGATTTAATCTTAGCCAACGCACTTTTCATTATCTTATCATACATAACTCTATATGATGCAGTAAAGGATTCTTTTGGGTCAGGTAAACTCGCCTTTGGCATCCTAACTCCTTTAAAATTTGTTTTAATTTGGTTGTTTTCTATTCTATGGGATACCTCCACAATCCAATATGCCCCCTCGAATAAAGGAACATTTTTAAGTTGGAAATACATGGTAGGTTGAATCATGACATTACCCATACATTCTACCGTACATTCATAAGATCTTACCTTATATATGTCGTATAGATTTGTACTAACTTGTGCAACCCCCGATCCTGATTCCGATCTTGCTGTGTTCTCTAACGCAACATTACTTTCAAAAGTCTCTTTGAATTGTGATTGGTCTAAACTAATTGATTTAAATATCCCTTGATTTTGATCACCAAAACTAACCTCAAATGCAACCACTTTATTGGAGTTTTTAAAATTTTCTTGTTCAAAGTAATTTGGGTTGGTTATTAATACAGGATTATTGTTTGTATCACCTACATTAAATGTATCATTCTTGTACTTATATTCTTCACTAATTGTTGATGTGTCAATATGAGATGAGGGTTTACCAACGTATTGAACGATCATTTTAGGAGTTGAATGTTCAACATCAACATCTAAAAATTTACCAAATAATAACGATGCAACCTCTTCGGATTTTTTTATTTTAGTTTTACCTGATCGGTTACCGTAAAAATTAACATATGCCGGAAGTGGTCTAAAATCTAAATTATTTCCTGATAACATCTGAGAAAT